TTCGTATTGATGGTACATCCAGCACCGGTGAAGTTATGATTATTCTTTACAAAAATGGTTCAGAATATGCCCGTGGCCACAATCAATCTGGAACAGAACAAGGTGCTAGTTTCTATTCAATGAGTGTATCTGACATAGCATACGCTAACGGGTCTACCGACCACTTTGAAGTTTATATACAACAGAGTAGTGGTGGTAATAGAAATACTACAGCAGGTTCTCCCATTTCATACTTTAGTGGTGTGATGGTAAGAGGTGCATAAAATAACCAGAATTTTAAGATTTTATAAATAAACAAACAAGGGAGATATACTATGGAAAATGTACAGACAGCAATTCAACACGCATATGATGCAAGACCGGCTGAGTTTAAAAACTCAATTCTTGACGCACTAAACGACAAGATACAGAATCATATTGAAGTAAAAAGAATGGAATTAGCTAGTTCACTTTTCAAAGATAGCGAAGACGTAGCAGTAGCATCTGATGAAGAAGAATTTCAATCCAGTTCAGAAGGAAATGTAGATGAAGAACTTTAAAAGTTTTATCCAGTTGGATGAAGTAGAAAGAGTCAAGTATAAAGACGGCATTGCCAATAAAATGGCATATGCGAATGATGAAGTCAAAACTAAAGGTAATAGGCTTGACAACAAGCAACCGTTTGGTGAAGGCGATGCATACGACAAAGACGTTAAAGCTAGTCCAAAAGCACACGACAAAGAAGCCGCAGCCGCACGTGCGAAGCTAGCCGCTCTTGCCGCTAGAAAAGCAATGATGACAAACAAAATGAGCGAAGCAGAAAGTCATCAGTCTAAGACTACAATGAAGCATATTAGCAATCCTAATGCAGCCGAAAAGAAAGCCGCTAAAGATATCAAACCGGGCATTAGTGGTGTTCGTGATAGATTAGCAATGCTTGATGCGGCAAAGAAACGTGGTGCTTTAAAAAATGAAGAAGTTGATTTGCTTTCTAATCTTTACGATCAGTTAGATGAAAGCAATCAAGAAATCTTTTTGAATCAGTTGGAAGAAGATGCTGAAGTACTTTTAGCATTTGCTAAAACTATAGCGGAAGAATAAAATGGCAGATTCAGTAATCTCAACAAAATTAAAAGATCATGCATCAGCATGGGCATATGCATTTACAAATGAATCAGACGGCACTGGTGAAACTAACGTCAGAAAAGTTAATGCAAACACTTTGATTGCATCAACTGGAGATGGATCATCACAGCGATTGACAGTTAATAAGATTGCTTGGACTATTGCTGGCGCAAACTCTAAAGTAAAATTAATGTGGAGTGGAACAGGCGCAAATACGTTTGCAATTCTCACAGGCACTGGCACATTTGATTTAGCAACAAATTTGACAACACCGTTTGTAAACACAACAGCAAATACAATTGGTGACATTTACCTATCAACATTAGGCTTTGTTGCAGGTGCAACATATACTATTGTTATGGAAGGCAAGAAAACTGCCGGTTATGCTAGTCGTGAAACTACCGATGATGGTGTAAGTCCATAAATATGATTGGGTTTAAAGACTTTATATCTTTGTCTGAAGAACAATTAGACGAAGCTAGACTTGTGAAAGTCAACAGAGTACGTGCTGGAGTTATTCAGCGCAGAAAAGTTGTATCAGCAACACCTGGGTATAAAGTTTTAGATGGTAAACTTGTGAGAATGTCTTCACAAGAAAAAATGCATCGTAGAATTGCACAGCGTAAAGCGGCTAGAAAACGTGCACCAAAACTTGCATTGATTTTACGCAAAAGAACAAGATCACTTAAAAAACGAACATCGGCAGGACTAAAATGAAACTAATTACAGAAATCAATGAGCAAGTAAATATCATTACTGAAGCAAACGAAGCTGGCGGTAAAAACTTCTTCATTGAAGGCATCTTCATGCAAGCAGAACAAGAAAACAGAAACAAGAGAATGTATCCGTTAGAAGTTTTGCAAAAAGAAACAGAACGATATGTTACTGAGTATGTAATGAAAAATCGTGCTTACGGTGAGTTGGGACATCCAGATGGTCCAACAATTAATTTAGAACGTGTTTCACACATCACTAAAAGTTTGCGTCAAGATGGAAACAATTTCATCGGCAAAGCAAAAATTATGGACACACCATACGGCAACATTGTAAAAAACTTAATGAGTGAAGGTGCAGTGGTTGGTGTGTCAACAAGAGGTCTAGGAAGTCTTGTTGAAGGAAAGAATGGAGTTAAGGTTGTTGGCAATGACTTTTATCTTGCAACTTGTGCAGATATTGTAGCAGACCCTTCAGCACCAGATGCATATGTACGTGGTATTATGGAAAATAAAGCGTGGGTTTGGGATAACGGAATTATCAGAGAAGCTGATGTTTCAACACAAAAACAAGTTATTCAAAAGTCTTCACAAAAAGACTTAGAAGAAAACATGATAAAAGTGTTCAAAGATTTCATCTCCAAGCTATAATTTTTTATAAATACATATACTAATAATTTTAAATATCATACAAAGGAGACTGCTATGACAGAACAAGTAATGGACAAGGTTGAAGACCTTGAAAACAAAAACTTAGAAGAAGGTGAAATGCCACCTGCCCTTAAAGCCTATATCGACAAAAAAGGCAAAAAAGGTGAAAAGTCTAAAGATGATGAAGAAGACATGGAAGATGATGGAAAAGAAAAGATGATGAAAGAAAAGAAAGCAAAAATGAAAGAAGACATTGATGCTATTTTCTCTGGCGAATCTCTTTCTGAAGAATTCAAACAAAATGCACAAGCAATTTTCGAAGCGGCTATTCACTCTAAAGTAGAAGAAGCAGTTGTTTCAATAGAAGAACACTATGCAACTAAACTTGATGCAGAAGTTGCATCTATCAACGAAAATTTGGTTACAAAAGTTGACGAATACCTTGAGTATGTCGTTACTGAGTGGATGGAAGAAAACAAACTTGCTATTGAAAAAGGTATCAAAGCTGAGTTAGTTGAAGACTTTATGATTGGTCTCAAGAATCTATTCACAGAACACTATGTTGACATTCCAGAAGATAAAGTAGATGTTGTTGAACAATTTGCAGAACAAGTTGAAGTGCTTGAGTCTGAATTAGACAAAGCAGTTACTGAAGTTTCAAATTTGAATGCACAAATCAATATCTTCAAAAAAGAACACATTGTTAGCGAAGTCTCAGAAGGTCTTAGCGAAGTTCAATTTGCAAAATTAAAATCTCTTGCAGAAGGAATTGATTTTGTTTCAGAACAAGACTACAAAGAAAAACTTCTTTTAACAAAAAAGAAATATTTTGATGGATCTACACAAGAAACAGTCAAAAAGTCGGCTCCATTGGACGATGATACAACTTCAATTGAAGAATCATTTACTCCAGTGATGAACCACTATGTACAAAATATTTCTAGATCACTCAAGAAATAAGTTTTTATAAATAAATTAAACAATACTCAAAGGAGAAAAACATGAGCGTAGAAAATCTTTTAAAAAAATGGGCACCAGTTCTTGACCACGGCGATCTAGCTTCAATCAAGGATTCTCATCGTAGAGCAGTAACAGCACAACTTCTTGAGAACCAAGAACGTGCTTGCCGCGAAGACGCACAGGGTTCTGGTGGATATCGTAATCAAACATCGTTGCTTTCTGAAGCCGCACCAGCTAACGCAATGGGCGCATCTTCATCTGATGCATCAACTGGCGCAATCGACATTTATGATCCAGTTTTGATTAGCTTGGTTCGCCGTTCTGCACCAAACTTAATCGCATACGACATTTGCGGTGTTCAGCCAATGACAGGTCCAACAGGCTTGATCTTTGCAATGCGTAGTCGTTTCACGACACAAGGTGGCACTGAAGCGTTGTTCAACGAAGCTAACACTTCATTCTCATCTGTTGCAGGTGGATCATCTCCAGTTGCCGCAGCACACACAGGCGCATCACCAGCCGACTTGTCTGCTGGTACAGAGTACACACGTGGTACAGGTATGCCAACAGCCAATGCTGAAGCATTAGGTGATGGTTCTGGTAACCAATTCCAAGAGATGGCATTCTCCATTGAAAAGATTGCTGTTACTGCAAAGAGCCGTGCTTTGAAAGCAGAATACACAATGGAACTTGCACAAGACTTGAAAGCAGTCCATGGTTTGGATGCTGAACAAGAACTAGCAAACATTCTTTCTACAGAAATCTTAGCTGAAATTAACCGTGAAGTTGTTCGTACTATCAACTTGACAGCTACTGTTGGCGCACAAGAGAACGTTACAACTGCTGGCACATTCAACCTTGACGTTGATGCTAACGGTCGTTGGTCTGTTGAGAAATTCAAAGGCTTGATGTTCCAACTAGAGCGTGAGTCTAACGCAATTGCTAAAGCAACTCGCCGCGGTAAAGGTAACGTGCTTATCTGTTCTTCAGACGTAGCATCTGCATTGCAAATGGCTGGTGTTCTTGATTACACTCCAGCACTTGCATCTAACAACTTACAAGTTGATGACACAGGCAACACATTCGCTGGTGTTCTAAATGGTCGTATCAAGGTTTATATTGATCCATATTTTGCAGCAACATCTGGTGTACACTACGCAACAATCGGTTACAAAGGCACTTCAGCTTTTGATGCTGGTTTGTTCTATTGCCCATACGTTCCATTGCAAATGGTTCGTGCAGTTGGTCAAGACACATTCCAACCAAAAATTGGATTCAAGACACGTTACGGCATGGTCGCAAACCCATTCGCAACATCTGCTGGCGATGGCGCATTAGCATTCGCTAACAAGAACATTTACTATCGTAGAATTGCTATCAGCAACTTGATGTAATTGATTAAGCCGAGATACATCGGTATTCAAAAGAGGGCCTTAGGGCCCTCTTTTTTTGTCTGCATAAATAGAAGACAAGAGGAGATAATATGGCTACACTAACAACAATACCCGCAAATAGAAGTTTTCTTTCTAATAACAAATTTGATTTTGTTCTTAGACGAATTCCCAACTTCACATATTTTGTCCAAGCTGTAAATTTACCAAGTCTATCTTTACAGTCTACTACTATCAATACACCATTTTCTGCATTAAGTGTGCCGGGAAATCAAATTAGCTTTGGCACATTATCTTTA